CATATCAAAAATGGGGTTCAAAAAAGTAGGCAAAACACTTGTTGATTTTGGTATTGACACTGCCATACTTTATGGAAAAGCATCAGATGCTGTTGCAGATGCCATTGCTGGAGGTGCTGTACAAGGGTTAGACAAGCAATTAGAAGCATCTCATGCAAGGACAAAGGCTTTGCTTGAGGAATTGTTCAAAGACCCATCTTTTTCTGGATTTTTGCAAACTATGCCTGAAATTAAGGAAAAGTGGCGCGCAACGCTCGCAGCTCTCGGAAGAGACACAACAGAATATATTGACTTCGCAGAGAATTATTTCAAAAAACACATTGATAATGTTAAGAAACAAATAGAGACTGTTAAAGATATTTTAGGTTTGAAGCCTGCCAAAATAGAAATAGATATAGATGCTGTGCGGGAGCTGAAAAGAACTATGAGACGTGTGTTTGATTTGCTTGGTTTGCAATCAAATTTACTTGATGAACACGTTCAGAAGAGGGAGAGGATTTTGAAGTTGATGCCTATTTTACTGCAATATGAACAGGCATATGGTGAGTACGCAAACGAGTATAATCAAGTTATGTGGAATCCCGAAGTAGTAAACCAATTTAATGAAGAAGTGAAAAGATATGACGAGCTTTTGCAAAAGCTCAACGAGAAACAAAGAAGTCATATAGCATTTACAAGCCAGATGCAGGAGTGGGTTATGGACGCTTCTAATTTATGGCAAAATTTTGGTGAGGTAGCTACGGGAGTTTTAGACAGTCTTGGTAATACTATGGCTGATTTGCTCGCGGAGGGTAGAGCTGATTGGAAAGATTGGGCCGCAACGGCATTGAACGAGATAAATAAGGTAATCATAAAGGTAGCAATGGCAAGGCTTGTCAGTCAACTATTCCCAGGTTTTGGTATGGGAACACAAAACCTTGCACCCAATTTAAGTACATCCGTATCAAATGCTGGTGTTGCTCCTGCACCGAGTATACTTTCTGGTAATAGGTTTGGAGGTATGCAACACGGTGGTATAATTTCAGACCCATCTATGATTACGAGTGGTAATAATGCGTCGTATGTTGCTGAAGCTGGTCCAGAGGCAATAATGCCATTAACACGAACCAAGTCAGGTCATTTAGGTGTTAAGTCTGAACAGCCTAATATTATGGTAGAGCCAAAAATTAAGATAAATAATATCTTTGACAGGGAAGAGCAATATGCAGCAATGCAAAGTGAAGAAGGTGAGAGAATAATCATGAATGTTTTGAGACGAAAGGGAGTCATACCCTAATGTCTAATCCGACGTATTTAGAGGACTATGTAATTTTTCCTTACCCACCTTTGTTAGAGGTGGAGGAAACGCTTGAAACTTATTCTCAAGTGTTAAAATCCTACGATGGTTCAGAGCAACGAATAGCTCCACGCCCAACACCAAGACAAGGATTCAAATTTTCTGTCTTTCTTAATAATGTAGACGAGCAAGCGAAATTAGAGACAATGTTATTTGGTTGGCAAAAACATTATTGGGCATTGCCTATATGGCCTGAGAAGACTTTACATACGAGTACGATAACATCGGGAGCATCTTCTATTACGGTTAGTACTTCCTACGCGGATTACCGTGACGATACGTTAGCAATTATATGGAAATCGATAACGGAATATGAAACGGTATTAATTGACACCGTAGCAGCCGAGAGTCTTACTTTAACTGAAGACGTTGTGAACGGTTATACTGGTAACAAGTTTATAATGCCGTGTCGTCTTGCTCAAATGGTTTCCATAGAGAGAACTACAAGAAAATCTAAAACCGAAAGTACATATGATTTTATGTTCTTGGTTGTGGATAATGTTCTTTTAGAGGATTATACACCCGCAACCACATACCAAGGTATTGAAGTACTTACAGAAGCGGGCTTACTTGAATCTGGACAAGAAGAAGAATCAGACGGAGATTTATCCGTACAAGATTATAGGGTTGGTGAGTTCGAATATTATTCGTACAGTGATTATAACATAATAAACAGACCGTATAAAAGACGATTCATTACAAAAGAGGATTGTTGGAATTATCGTTTATGGATACATTCTTTGTACGGTCGTCAAAATGCGATTTACTATCCGACTTTCAAACCAGATTTGCGACACGTAGCGACTATAGGTGCGTCTGATGTGACTATTGAAATAGCGAATGTGGAATTGATTGAAAATATGGGAATGAACACGTTACGTGCACATTTAGCTTTTTTGTTACCAAGTGGAACACAATTGTATCGACAAATAACCAATATGCAAGGATTGACTAATGGAAACGAAGAAGTATCTATAGATACTTCTTTGGGACAAGAAATAGCTGTAGGTGATTGTGATATTTCATTTTTGGATTTAGTTAGGTGTGCTTCCGACCAATTTAATCTTAGATGGATTACTGGAAGTGAAATGACGAGTTTGGTTAATTTTATAGTGGTGAAACAGTAATGGCGCATGTAATTAGATATGTAGACCCAGACGCTCCTGGCCCAACCCATGATGGCACCAGCTGGAATAATGCTTATACTTCGTTAGATGATTGGAATGATAATGAGGCAACTGATTTAGTTTCTGATGATGATTATCATACGGTTTATTGTCGTTCTTCAAGTGGCACCGCAGATACAAAATCTGTGAATGTACAGGGATGGAACACAGATGCCTCCCATGATATTAATATTATAGGATTTGATTTTCCTACTGATGGTATTTGGGATAATACAGCTTATCGTATATACACTAATGGTAGGTGTATCCGCGTTGGAGAAGATTTTGTAAATCTCATAAATCTACAACTTTGGTCTTGGGAGACAGTAGCAAGTTATGTAATAGCAATTGAGCCATCAAGTGATATAACGAACACAAGTGCTGTTACTAATATTGATAGTTGTATATTGAGATGTACCGGAACAGAGGGTGGCAATTGTAATAGTGGAATAATGGATTATTCAAAAGGAACTGTAAATGTATATAACACTTTATTCCTTGATTGGGAGCCTTCGGCTGGAGCTGGACGTTCTCACAGTGAAGCAGTTTATGTTAATACAACGAATGCAAAATTAAATATGTATAATTGTACTTGTTATAACTGCGCTATTGGAATAACGAATGACCATACAGGTTGTACTGTTAATGCTATTAATAGTATATTTTCTGGTGGTGGTGTAGTATGGGGCTATGAAAGTGGAGATGTAAATGTTGACTACTGTTGTTCTGATGCCGGGACAGGAACTAACTCACAGACACCATCAGGTGGTGATTGGGATAACGAGTTTACAGATAAAGATAATAAAGATTTTAGTCTTTTGGCTACTGGCAATTGTGCAGAAAATGGAACCAATAATCCCGGTAGCGGTTTATATTTAGACGATATAATTGGAACAGGACGGTCATAATGACTTGGGACATTGGGGCATTTGAATATGTTGAACCGTTATACACACCTTATCAAGAAGTTGATAGGTCTATAGATGAGGCTCGTCCGCGTGTGGGAATTGACTTTTATGATGATTTCGGAACTCATTGGCGATATAATTCAGGCACCACGACTTTAACAATAGAATCACTTTCGTTCACGCCTGATGTATGTGAAGTTTCGGAACTCGAAATAACTAACAATCCTTTTAGAAATTCTTATACAATAAAATTGAGTAGGGAAAATGAATTTGCTTCTCAATTTTTATCTGCTTCTTACGAGAGCAAGATAATGGTTAATATCTATCGTTCATTGGGTGTATTTTGGACTTTCTTTTGGTCTGGGATGGTCGAGACCGTAAAATTTGATGCTCATCGTATTCCTACTGTAAGATGTGTGCCGAGGACGTCCAGCGTAGCAAGATGTGGACAGCGAAGGGTTTGCCAAGTATTATGTGACCTTGCTTTATATTCGCAAGAAATAGGCGAGTGTTTGGTTGATAAATCGAATTTTATGATTACCGGTACAATAGACAATATCGATGGTTTAACTTTTGAATCATCGTCGTTCAAAGACCAAAGTGATGGTTGGTTAAATGGAGGAGAATTAGTAATAGGCAATGCTCGTAGGTTGATACGTACCCATACCAGTCCGGGCGGCGTAGGTACTGTTGTGGTGTCACGACCTATTCTTAATCCTGAAACAAATTCAGCTGGTGAAATGGAATTCGTTGCGTATGCTGGCTGCGACCATACATTTTCTACTTGTAATAGTAAGTTTAGTAATACAGCTAACTACGGTGGACAGACTCATTTACCTACAAAGAATCCCTTTATGGGAGAACCGGTGATTTACTAATGGAATATTCTTACATGCTATGTTTTATATTTGGAATTACGTGGGCTTTCATTTTCGATATGTTCGTATATGCTGCCTTGGCTTTTGGTATAGGTGTAGCAATACAAGCATTGACAGCAACCACGCCGAAGACACCTTCTTCTAAAAAACCAGACCCATTTGAAGTTCCTAATATAGAGGAAGGCAAACCAATAGCTGTTGTATTTGGCACCCCACGTCGTGTGCAAGGTTCGTCTATAGCTTGGTGGGGAGACGTGGATGTAACACCAATATGGGAAAGTACCAAGGTACCAAGTGGACCTTTTAACACCAAGAGAGTTTGGTACATAACTGGATACAGATATAAAGTAGGTGTTTGGTTTATCGTATGTCATGGGCCGATAGATGGTATTAAACAGATTTGGGTGGGTCAAAGAGTTCTATGGCCCAACATAGATGACCCTGAAGAGGTGGGTGGCGATAATGTTACTACTTGGCCTATAGACCAACCAAATTTCTTTGGTGGGGAATCGAGTCAAGGTGGTGTTCGCGGAACGATACGAGCACGCTACGGGTGGTTAGGGCAAACTTTGCCTACGTATATACAAGGTGAGTTAGGCTCACAAGTTAGTAATGCTCGTGGGTTGACATCTATATTTCTTGAACAAATAGAAATCGGCAAAAGTCCGTATATGACACCTTGGGGATTTTTGTGTAAAAGAACAGATATACTTGATAGTGGTGCACCCCAGTGGTATCCCGAAGCAGCAGATATAGATGGTGACTTAAACCCCGTTCATATTATTAGAGAATGTTTCACCAATCTACGTTGGGGACTTGGTCACTCTACATCTTTGTTTGACGATACACTTTGGAAAAGTGTGGCCGATACTTTGCATGATGAGGAAAGTTTTGGCCTTTCACGGTTATGGGAAGATGAAAACGAAACAATAGAAGATTTGGTAACTGATATTCTTCGTCATATAAATGCAGTTTTGTATCAAGACCCAGATAGTGGAGAATTTGTTATTAAATTGATACGAGATGATTATGTCATAGATGATTTGACGGAATTTGATGAATCGGATATTATAGAATTATACGACTTCGAGCGACCGTCACTTGGTGAAGTTCCTAATGTGTTTAAGTTAGATTACACGGATATTTATAGCAACAAAGCTCGTAGTGTGGTAGACCACGATATTGCCCTAATAAATCAACAAGATGGTAAAAGAATACCTGTCAAGTACGATTTTATGGCTGTAACCAAAGATTCTCTCGCTAAAGAGATAATAGCAAGAGAACGTAGAGCAGTCACGGCACTGCCTGTGACTATGTCTTTGAAGTGTAAAAGAACAATGGCTCATTTGCGTCCGGGCGATGTTTTCAAATTAGTTGCGCCATCTCACAATATTGTGCAAATGATAGTACGGGTTTTACCAGACGCCAGATATGGAACTTTGTTAGATGGTACTGTATCATTCAAGGTGTCCGAAGATGTGTTTAGTGTTGAGGAATCAATAATTGGTAATCAAGGTACGGCATGGGAGGAACCGTTTGGTGCTGTTGCGTCAGCTGATAGCATTATAATAGAATCTCCTTTCTATTGGCTTGTTAATTTGTTGGGTGAATCAGTAGCTTTAGCTTTAGATGAAGATGCGGGTTTTGTTCTTTTAGCAGCTGAAGACCCTGACAATAGTATGGGTTATGAATTATTGGTACGAAACGATATAAGCTCATCTTTTGTTAGTGAAGGTACTTATGGCTTTGCATTGGTAGGCACACTTCAAACAGACTTGCCTGCGAATGCTGACGATGTGGAGTTGGTATTTGAAGAGAATTTACAAGATGTAGGAGTAGGTACTTTTGCCATAATAGGAAATGAGATACTCAAAGTAAAAGATGTCTCAACGGACTCGTCCGGTGTGGAAACAATAACTCTCGCAAGAGGTTGTTTGGATACCGTTCCCGAAACTCATACGGGAGAGATTTCGGCAGTAGCAGGAGACCATGTTTGGTTTGTAGATTCTACATTATGGTATAGTAGTTCTACTGCGTTGTCTTACGGAGACCAGCCAGGAACAAAGATACTGACTCAAACCGGTAGTAGCCAATTGGATGAGGATGCAGCACCTATAGACAACGCCGACGTATTTGATGCTCGCCAAATACGACCATACCCGCCGGGCAATGTCAAAATAAATGGACTTAGTTATCCAACAACTCAATTATCTCTGCCAACTAACGGTGATTTGGAAATTACTTGGTCACACAGGGATAGGACACAACAGACAGACGACATCACAGAACATAACGAGGGAGATATTGGTCCGGAAACTAACGTTACTTATGTTATTGAGATTTATAACGATAGTGACGAGCTTGTGCGAACGTCTTCGGGGATAACGGGAACCAGTTTTACATATACTTTGGCTATGCGGTTGGAAGATGGGGATACTGCTAATCCTCTTGATAATATCCGAGTTGTTTTGTATTCGCAAAAGTCTGGTGTTACTTCGTCCGCAGCTGATTCGTCTGGGGTAATAGATAGTTGGCAGAAATATGACATACCAGTATTGGTGGGTGAAGAGGGTGGAAACGGCAATGGAAATGGAAATGGTGGACCGGTGTGGGGAACACTGGAAAATTACAATAATTACACCGAAGTTGACCCCGGTGATGACATAACTGTAGCTACTAATACCCTCAGCATAACCCAATTAGATACACGAAACACAGACTCTTATGTGTATGATGATAAAGGAATTGGGCATTTTAGTGGAGACTTCGAGCACAGGTTCGAGTTGGATAGGGGTAGTAGTAGTGATATTGCCTGGACTTCAATATGGACACTCTCTAATTCTGTTGATGACATAAAAGGCTTGGCAGATGCAGGAGAAGATTTTGTTACGCTGACTCTCTATGATTATGGAAGCGATTTAACATTACGAATATACGAAAACGGCTCAGAAGTAGATAGTGATATATATGAACCTGTAATACAGGGTACGCGGTATTATATCACAATAGGCAGAGATGATGATGGTGGTGCTAACAATACAGGTCAATACACATGCTATCTTTGTACTGGTAATTATTATGGTGAATCGGGTTCATCAACTGTTGCTACATTGACTGCTGATTGTTCGGCGGGAGAGCAGAACGATTTTCGCTATATATTTCAAGTAAATACCTTCAATACTGGAACTGCCAATAAAATGTTTAACGGCGACCCCGGACTCCTGAATCTGGACTTGGGGGAAGCCTAAAAAATAAATTTTTACTATAAAAACTAAATGGGTTAGTTATAATATATATAGTATGGAAAGGAAAGGTAAAACAGGGCTGAATGAGGTCTGTGTAGTTGGGTGCGGGCTTTCTCTAAAGAAATTCGATTGGTGTCTGCTCAAAG